CTTCAATACTTGCATCAGGATTTGATTTGAGTTTTAAACCAGTCTTAGGGTCAGTCTTTTCAAGCTGTCTATTTGCTTCCCAGTTCTTAATATCTTTAGTAACTTTAGCATTATGTATAGCATCACCAATCTTAACACCAGCATAAGTTCCAACAGATATACCGGCTAATGCTGCTAAAGCGGTTAATGATCCTATTTTCTCTTGAGTTTGTACTTTAGGTTTTGACTCTGATTTTGTATCTTCCTGCTTTTTAGGTTCTCTTGCAGGACCATATCCGTATCTCTCTCGGCCAGCTTGGGTGTAAGAACCATCTTTTTCTTGGAAACGCCTTACACCCCATCTCTGACCGATAATACCATGGTGATACAATTCATCTTGCCTTTGTCTTGCTGCCTCTAATTTGGCATAGTATTCTGACTGTAGCATCGGTTCGCCTCCTAATCAAATATTTAATTGTTTATTTTTGCTTCCAACTTATCAACTCGTTTTTCCAAGTTTTTAATATCGCTTCTTATTTCTGGGATTTGCTGACCAAAATTGTTATGCTTATCTACTGTTTCTTTTAAATTACTGATTCGTTCTTCAATTACTGCTTGATTCTTATCAAGTTTTGCATCCATTTCTTGAGAGTGCTTGTTACTAATTATAACATTTGAGAATATCGTTGCGATCGCTCCAATAATAGCAACAATGATTACTGCAATAGAAGCTCCGTCCATAGAATTGTACCTCCTTCCACATAAATTTTTGCCAAATTTTGACAGCATTAAATTCATACAGGATTCCAGATCATGCCAAGTTTCTTAGCTGTATTCTTACCAACAATACCATCTACAGTAAGTTTATTAGCTTTCTGGAATTTCTTTACAGCTGAATCCGTTTTAGTACCAAAGTCTCCATCAATCTTTCCACAAGCATAACCTTTGTTAGTTAATTGTTCTTGTAAAAGCTTAACATCAGTTCCTTTACTACCCATTTTGATTAATCTGTAAATAACAGGAGTTGCATCAAGAGCTTCAGAGTAATCAATGAAGTCAGCATAACCATAAGCAGTCCATCCATGTTTATCTACTGATTCATATACACAATTTTCAAGTGAACTCTTCATATGTATGCACATTCCATCACCAAGATAAATACCAGTATGTTTTATTGACTTTGATGATTTACCTTTAAACAGCAACACCAAATCATGAAGAGGAAGTGTAGAAATTGGACCTTTTCTTTCAGATCTGTCATAGTATCCTTGAGCCGTAGTGTCATACCCTGAGAGTCCAGCATGTTCACCCGAACAGTCAGAACCAGGCTTTCCTTCTCCTTCCTTCAGTTTGTTATCATAGTACTTTCTGTCATAAGTTGGAGTATGATATGCACGATATGCTTTATCTATAGTTTCTCTTGTAATAATTGTACGATAGTTAAAGCCCCAAACATATATCGTTCCATCATCTAAAACTTTGATATAATAACGTCTAGCTTTTTTCTGCGGAGTTTTACTGCCCATTTTGATGTCTCCTTTCTTTTTATTTGGTTTTAGTAATTCGTTGAGTCGCTCCAATCCTAATGAAAATATTATTAACATTAAGATTAGAGCCAACCCAGCAAATGATTGTAAGAATGGCAGATCCGTCATTACTGATTCATACCATTGTTTGCTTTAAATTGTTCATCCGCAGCTTTCTTATCTTTGTTGTAGGCAATAGTAGATACACCAATAAGTGCACCTAAGAATGTACCTAATGCTGCAATAATTGTAACTATAGTATTAACAGTAGTAGGTTCGACATTAAGTGCGCCTAATACTATTGATAAGAAAGTTACAAGTGCAGGGATAAAGATGACTGAAATCCATTTTAACCAATTGTAAATTGCATCTGGGATTTTAGGCATAATAGTTACCTCCTTTTTAAATTATAAATTATTCTTGTGTGACCCCCAATCTGGGAATCCATTTTTATTTATAACATCTCTAAGAATTTCCATATTTTTTACATTAGTTTTAAAATACTTTAAACTCATTACATCATAAACGTCTTCCATAGCAATATCGTAAATAGTTTTGTAACCAGCATCAAGTAAAGATTTTTTAGCTTTA